GGCACTGAAACCTTTGATAGACCACTTCCCATCCGCAGCATCCCAGACGTAGGTTATGCCGTTATCGCCCTCAAATTCGGGGGTGACGTTGGGATCGGGGAACTGAAATGCCATGACGGTCGTGCCTTACAGAAATTTTAGAAGCGGTGCTGATTGCAAGGGCTAGAACAAGCCCGAGACGGTTATGTAGTAAGCAGCAGTGTCGCTCCAAGTTCCGTTTGTTAGGTGGTATGGCACGTACAAAAGAATGTTGTCTGCGTGCCAATCCATTCGGTTGAAAGAACCCGTTACTTTCACTTTCCAGCTGCCGCCGCTGGTCGTGGCCCAAATGTGGAAAAGATGGCTTTCGGAATAAGTGATGTCGCCAATAGGTGAATCAGTGCCCCAGGCGAAATCCTGGGAAGTAGCACTAATCTTTAGGCGCTGATTGCCGCCATCAGAATAAAATGTGAATTTGCCGTTAGCAGGCACGGCATTGCCGCTTTGGTACATAAACTTCAGGCCGGGCGGCCGACTAAAGCCAGGGACAACGCCTCCACTGCTTTGCGCGTACTCCTGAATCTTTTCTTCGATTAGGGCATTGATGCCCGTGTGGTTCATCAGGTTGTAATCACCTGTCTGCTTGCCGCGATAGTTCAGCGAGTCAGGGCCAGATGTGTTCCTGTAGTGGTAAAAGAAGTTGTAGCCCTCATCAGTACCACCGTTGTTGTTATCGAACTTGCTGCGCAGCTCAAAAGCACGCTTGGAGTTTGAAACGTCACCCCTGATTTGTAAGACGTTGCCGTACAGAGTGCCATTCGTGTGCACATAGGCCATGTGCGAGCCATCATCTGGCTTTACCTCAAGCGCATAGCCCGTGTTGCGGGTGGTCTTGATCAGCGAGTTGGTGTTGAGCTGACCACTCAGACTGCCACCAGTCAACGGCAGATAATTGGCCTGATTGGTTTGAAGCGTTCCTAGCTGCGCCTGAATGTCAACCTGAGTGCCAAGAGCAGTGTTGACTGTGGCCTGCAACGTGGTTTGGGCTGCTTCGCCGGCGTCAACACGTGCCAGGATTTGGTTTTGGATCTCGAGCGCTGTTGAGATCGTGGTGTTGATGCCGTCCAAGCTGACGGGTGGTGCAGCAGGAACCCATGCACCGTTGTAATAAACGTAAAGCGTGAGCTCGTCGTTATCGGAGTTCCACCACAGATCACCTTCCAGCGCAGGTGAAGGGGCGCTATCGCTGATTGCTACTTTGCTGTCAGTAAGCTCGCCAAACGAATAGTTTTGGCCAAAAGTGATGTTGCCTAGGCCGTTGTTGGCAATCAGTACGACGTCGTAGTCGCCGAGTCCGTTGATGGTGACGACACTCAGGACTGCATAGGCACCGTTGCGATCATCCTCAATGACAATTGATTGACCAGCGGCGTACGCATAACGCACCTTGCTTTGCTGATCCGTGCCAGCAAGCTTGATGTTGGTGATCGTGTCAATCGTTGCGCCAGTCGCAGTCAGCGCGCATGTGCCGTCATTGCCGCTGTTGTATGAAGCAGGGCTAACGGCCTCATAAACACGAGTGAATGCTTCAAAACGGTCAGGGGTAACTGCAACCCAGTTGCTTCCGTCCCAGATGTACTGCTTGAAGTTGTCGTCAGTGTCGTACCAGATGTCGCCAATCTCTAGGACGTTGTCTGGGGCGCTGTAATCAGGGTGTTCGGTAGGCTCGTTAGGATCAAAAATTGGGTGACGGCCACCACCACCTTCAACTGGTGCCCAACCAGAGCCGTTCCAGTAGTACAGACGGCTGTTGTCATCAATCCAATAATCGCCCTCGCGTAACGGATACGCAGGAAAATCTGGGTGAACGGTAGGAGGCGCACTGGAAATAATTGGACGCCGGTCAGTCCGCGTATAAATCCACTCGTTGTACTGCTTCTGGTGAACAAAAGTTTCACCGTTTGGCGTGACGATCAGATATGGAGCATCGTCGCCAGGTAAAACTTGGTCGGCATAGACGGTGACCTTGTTCCATTTGCCTGTGTAATAAATATGAAGCGACCCATTTGAGTCGATCCACATGTCACCTGTGTGCAGGTTGTAGCCAGGATCGCTGGGCGGCAAGCCTGGGTAAAACGTTGGCGGATTATCTGTGCCGTCGTAAAGAGGTGGACGGTTGTCACCGCTTGGGCCGAGTCCGCCACCACCACCGCCACCACCTGTCATGGCCGTCATACGGCCGTTCTCAAGGATCATCTCCTTGCCAGGAAGCATTTCCTTGGCTTTGCCCCACGTGCCACCAGATTTGGGGCCGTAAATTCGCCAATTAATGTTGTCGATGGCGTAATCACCATCTGTGCCAATATCGTTGCGCGGCGTACCACCGACTGTATGGATCGTGTTGCCGTCAGTACCTCGTGAACCCGTCGCGCCCATTGGGCCTTGTGGGCCAGTTAATCCTTGCGGGCCTTGTACATAACCAGCGCGAATGATAGAGCCGTCATCCAAGCCGATAATCAGCTCACCACTAACAACGGCTGCAGATACGACGGATGCCATAGCTCAATCCTTATAAGGCAAGTTTACTTGCGCCAGAGTAATTAAATGCCTCAGATGGGGGATACGCGCACGCAGGCGCTGTGCCATGTTGGATGTATCGAGACAAGGGCCATGCACGTTTACCTCACATCCAAGGCATACCAGCTAAAGCAAGCCAAGAAAACGCGCAAACTAAGCGTGTGGTGCTGGGGGCAAACAACTGCCTCTTCTGCCAAAGCAAGGTGCCCTCAATATGAGCGAACATTATTCTGGGAAGAAGTGACCTCTGACGAGGCCAACCTTTACGAAGCAATCTTTAAGGAGATCAAAGCATATGTTTGCAGAGAGTTTGAGCCCTACTGCGTAACGGGTAGCAGGTACTTAAAAATCCACAACGGACGCTCAAATTGGCGCACGGAGGAATTTGGGAAAGAAGTGCCTGAGCGCTTTATGGTGTTGCTTGCACAAGCTATTTACGAGATCGTCAAAGGTGTGCGTGTTTATGACGCTCCAGAGCTGCCCGAATGGTGCAATCCGGACAAAGCTGATTTTTTGCCGGAAAGCAATTTCAAGCTTGGGCACATAGATACCTATTACATGGCATACGAGAACTACTTGGCAAACTGGGATCCGGCAGGACTTTTGTTTTCACAAGTGTTTATGGAGTACAAAACTCCAGCCGCCAAGCCCCTTGCCCCCATGTGGTAGCTACTTGCGCGTTGCGTCAACCAAAGCGCGTTCAGGCCCAAGTAAGTTGCCGTGGCGATCTTTACGCTTTAACAGCCTCTGATACTCAAGTGCCCGCTTGCGTGAGCCAAAGATCTGGGCCTGTGTTTCAGTTGTTGATTGTGAAATGAACTGCGCCATGCTCAATGCTTCTTTCTTCTTCTCGGCATAAGTCAAAGCCACACGTTGGCGCTTCTGACGCTTGCCATTAACGGTCACGTACACGGGTGACTTGTAGTACCGCACCTCTTTAGCGTTCTTGAGATTGCCCTGGAACTTGGAATAATCATCAGTGCCTTCACGAGGCACAAGCATCACCACACTGCGATCGCCTTCACCGTCTTCCTGCTCGGTCTCACGCATAGCTTCTGTTACTGGCACCACGTGGCACCTGCAGTTCGGATGGATCGGTGGCATCTGCTTGAACATGTTGCGCTTGACGTGCTCAACTCCATCCAGCGGTGCACACACAGGGCACACCCGATAGTCCATCGACGCGTCCCAACGCCAGGCAACAATCACATCATCGTTGGCATCCCAAAACTGGTTGTGTGCTTCCTGCGCCAAACTCATCACCGCAGTTCTGGTGATTGCACGGCGTTCGGCAAGGTTGGCCTTATACGTGCGCGCGACTGCACGCGCTAGCTGCTCATTGGTTGCACCAGTCAAGAACCCAGTGCGGATGGTCTTATCAATACGCTTCCACTGGCTACGCGTTAGCGGTCCCGTGATGTCTTCTACAGCTTGGTTCAACACCTGCACATCATCAACAGCAGCAACCGCCATCTGCGCCATCACGCCAGGCTGGATCAACCCAGCATCTAGCTGCACATAATTCGCAGCCCATTTGATCTGATTTGCGGCCTCAGCTGATAGCTGCCCTTTGATTTCACTGGCAAGCTCAATGGTCGGCGTCCTAAAGATCGTGCGCTGCACATCCTCAAGTATCTGGTACGCCATCTCACGCTCAACAGAACCCGTAGGCAAACCTTGGATCTGCTGAATCAGCTGACGGTAAATCTCTTTGACTGCTGGCGTGGTCTGCCGTGCAATATCACGGGCAATATTCTCTAAGCGAATTACGTTCTGTACAACAAGCCGCGCAAGTCGGGCTAGCTCTTCTTCAGTCATCAGTCACGGGCTTGCGCACGCTCTGCTTGCGTAGATTCGCCTTCGCCTTCTTGATTGCCTTCACCGATCTTGCTGAGCTGCTCCATACGGTCAACTTCTTTCTCAAGATCATCCAGCTCTTCGTTCTCGGTGTTGCTCATGATCTCGTCAAGATCCATGCCATCATCAAGAATTTCACCACGCTGCATCAGCTTCAGCACGGTCTCTTTATCGAGAATGCCAGCGTTAAACATGCTGGTTAGCTGTGCAATTGCAGCAGGCTCAAGTTGTTCTGCATTGAAGTCACGAATAATGCTTACCTTCGGCGCTTCAACGCCCGCATACTCTGCAGCCCAGTTAATGGCATTCTGCAGCGCCATTTCAGCATTCACGCTGATCTGAGCCAACATGCTGTTGCTATCAGCACGGTCAAGCGCTTTTGCTGTGCCTGACTCCTGGTAAGTCTTTGGACGCGCCAACATCGTCAGACCCAACGTGCCGATCTGTTCTTCCAGCTCTTTCAACTCGTTGTGCATCGCGTCGAATGCTGCTGAAGCAGGCTCGACATATGAGGCATCGCCCTCGGGCGGTAGGGCTAAGGCATTCCCCACTGACAAGTTCTGCAGCGTGTCGCTGTTGTCGTCCCATGCTTTCAATACCAGTAGCGGGAAACCTGCAACGTGCAGAGAATTCAGCAAAGAAGCCTGCAGTTGGTAATGCTGAATGTTGATATGCGCCAGCTCTTCCAGGGGTGGCTCAGACACCAACACCTGTTGCCTCTCTGAATAAACAACAGCAAGCGGGATTTCTGAAACAGAAACAGAACCCGACCGATCAAGGGAATACGAATTGCTGCCGTACTCCGACTCTTTCCAGACTTCATACTTGCCAGGCTCCATGACCCGCACTTGGCGGTTGATCTTGTTGCCAAACCTGCCGTCAGGCTCGGTGATTACTTCACGCACGCGCACCTGCTGCAGACCGCCTTGATCTTGTGCAGGATCATGACGCCATCCAATGATGTTTGGTGCCTGCTCCATGATGAAGTAAGGCTTAGCGTTTAATTCACGCTCTTCACGCAGATTGCGTGCATCATTGCTGGGAAAATCAACCAGAAATCCACAGTGGCCATAGGCGATGGATGAGTAGATGATTTTGCCCATGAACTCATCAAGGCTTGAGCCCTCACGGTCCACATTGGCGCGCCACTCTTCAAAATATTCTTCATCACCACCATCGAAGACAATCGGCTTACGAAGGATCAGGCCGACTGCCGCCTTCAGCACACGGTGGAACAGTGGGCTCAGTACAGATCGGTTAATCCTTGTCTGATAGCACTCATCTGACTCATTGCACAGCCTTGGGAGGTACTTGACCGCATTGGCGCGCATTGCGTTCGTCCCTGCCAAAACATCAGCGACGGGAACCCACCGACCCCACATCGCCCAATACTGCGGAGATGCTGCACCGGGATCATCAGGATTATCAGAGGTAAGCTTGCCGCCACCCTGCCAGCCCTGAAAACTGTACGCCGAGTAGCTGGGATACATCAGTCAACCTCAACAGGCGGCTTGGGTGCAGCTTTGCGCTTACGCGATTTAGCCTCAGCTGCCATTTTGGCTTCCGCCTCTTCACGGAGCCGCTTAATACGCAGACCAGGAGCCCAAGCTTCTTGATACGGCGAGGGTATCCAGCACGCCATTTGCGCTACACAGTTACGTTAATTTTAGGCGCTTAGTCTGAATCAATCGCTTAGCACTTCATGCAGCCGGATGAAGTCATGGATTCACTAGCACATGCCTTTCAGCTAGAGAAGATACGGCGAGAGGTTAATGAATGCGAGAGCATAGAGATTTTGCGCGAGATGGTGATGGTATTGGTCGATGTCAACGAAAAACAGAAAGCAATGTTCCGCAAGCTGATCATCGACCTGCACGAACCAGCCTGATCAAGTGCTGAATTCAGCCATGCGCTGCACTGCTAGCTGATAGATCCTGCGATACGCAGGGCGTAAAAGAGGACGGTGGTCAGAATTGTCGAGCTCGTCAAGACAAGCAACAGCAATGTTATGGAAGTCATTTTTAGTTAGCAGAAGGCAGTGCTCTTCGTCATCCAACATGTCCGCAATTTGGTTGAGACCGGTGACGGTGATGATCATGCTGATCATTTGCATTGAGTCATAAGGGTGGACAAACGCTGCGCTTGTGGCGTTGCTTGCAACAGTCGGCTGCAGGCTTGACGCTTATCAGCAGCAGTTGGTTGCGGTGCATAAGTCAAGCGTTGAACAGGGCGAACAACAGGCTTAGGCGTACGCAGAGCAGATGCCTTGGGGTAAAACTTGCACTTGGCACGACGATTAAGTTCGCCATGACGGCGGACATTCCAAGACAGATGGCCAGAAGCAGCGCGGTAGTAGCGCTCGGCTGCATAGGACTGTTTAAGGCAAGCCTCTTCAGTCATCGGGGCAGCATATGCAGGCGTAATGCCGGCGATCAAAAGAAAAGCAAGTAGTGGCTTCATTTGAGTTGAGCAGCGGAGCCCTTGAGCTCCATGTATCCAACATGGCACAGGTCATGCGCGTGCGTATCCCCCATTTGGGTGAATCTGGCTTAGCTGGCTTTCGCAGGCGTATACCGTCGCATAGACACAAAAAAAGGCCGGCTGCTCAACCCGACCCTTCAATGCCAGTCTGGTACCGGTCTGGCGCCGTGCACAGTCCACGTGCGTTCTCGTATCTTAGCCACACGTCACGGCATACGGTTAGCGCTGACTACCAGTGCGACGAAGGCTGCTTGTTGATTTCAAGCTGTTAGTCGTTAGCCCACCACTTGTGCGCCTACTGCTGGAAGTAGAACGCAAGCGATTTGTGGGCAAGCTCGGCCGGGTTGGCAAGCGATCATTCCTCACGCCCTTCTGCTTGGGCAGGCTTGGCTGGGTCGGCAGCCGATCATTCTTTACGCCTTTTGACTTAGGAAGGCTGGGCTTGGTTGGCAATCTGTTATTTCTAACCTTGCCAGCTTGCTCAGCCATAACCGATTTCAAGTCATGCTGCTTGCCAATACCCGCCTGAGCGACAAAGCGGCCTGATTCATCACGCTTGACCTTACTCTCGTCAAACTTCCGCTTGGCCATCAGCTTCCAGCACGACTTCCAACATCAGCTTATAGAAATAGTCTTTGAGCGTTTTAACTTCAGCCTGCTCCCACGGGTCACCACCAGGCCATTGCTCGTAATACTGCTTCAATGCACGATGAATTAGGCACACCGCCACATCATTCAGCTCTAAGCCAAACCGTGCGTCTTCATCAGTGAAGTCATCGTCTGGTTGCGTAGACACCGGGCTGAAGTCTGCTTTTGCCAGCTTGCCACTGTCTAATAGCTGCAAGCCTGTACAACGCATAGCCAAACGCATCAGCGCTATGGGTCAAATCATCCATACCAACGCCACCTTTTTCGGGCTTCCCTTTCTCGTCAAATGCCAACTGCTCCAGCGTGCGCAGTAGATGCTTATTCGCATTACTTACCTTCAGCTGATCTCTACTGATCAGGACGTTACAGGCGTTAATCCTGTCCTGAATTAAAGGGTTTGACTGTTGCACCATCACGCGATGGCCGAACTTCTTGAGGATGCCAAGATCAGACTCTTGTGCTGCTGCTGTACTGCGTTGCTTGGATGCAGCATCAGGGATCAACACCAGCTGCCCATGCTTGAAGTGATACGGGTACAGCTTGGCCAAACCAGTAGCCATCTCCTGTGTGTCTCGGTATACGGCCTCGTTAAAGAAGTGGAACTCGTCGCCCTTGCGTATTAAATGCTGAGTAACGCAATTACCAACGTTAAAATCACACCCACACCAAACAGTATCCCGATCACTGGGCTGAGCGTCGGTGTAATGGCGATCACGGTCAAAATCAGGAAATACAGAACAACTAGCAAGGTTGGTAAATTCCCCTTCCAGATAGCTCTTAATTAATTGTGGCGGGTAATTCCGCTCAAGACTTGGCACAAAGTCAGGCGGCAAGTATGGGTTATCCATCGTCTTCACTTTGATCAAGCGTTTATCGTCAGCTGCCTGCTCAACAAACTGCCTGTAGCAATAGCGATAACCCTCAGGCGTTGATGCAATGGCCAGCTGGTTGACGTTGCCCGTGCGCATACGAGCTAGCAACATCTCGCCTGCTTTCTGTGCTGTATCAACTGGAGACGTGTCCGCTTCATCCCACACTGCAGCTGCAATGTTCTGACCACGAATGCGCTGCCAATTCTCTGCTGCTTGGCACAACACTTTCACCGTGCCTGTTGGCAAATTCAGCGTGTACTGCGGCTGTGGGCTGACCCTGAACTCATACTCAATGCCCCATTGCTCTAGCGCCTGATCCATCGCAGGGATCAACACCGTGCGCACCATTGGGAATACAGGCTCGCAAGCCATAATCGTCTGGCCTGGATTGCGCATGGCCAAGAAGATAATCTTCGCCGCTAATGCCCAGGACTTACCACTACCAAAGCCACCGATATAAGCCAGGATCCTGTGCTCTTCATCAGCTAAGAACTCACGCTGTGCTGGCAGACAGTCAGCAAGGATTTTGTCGCGTAAGGCTTGCTCAGCCCCAGGATCAGCTTTTATCTCGTGCTCACCAGCTGGCTCGAGCAGATTGCCTGTCGGGCAGAGATCGAGAAGTGAGCTCATAACCTGCACTTTACGCCTACGGAAGCAAATACATGTAAAGTTTTGCGGTCCATCCTTGCGCGTATAGCGCTCGAGACATCTTTCAATCAATGAAAAACCTGCTGATCGCTGCAGCCGTTATTGCTGCGCCCTCTGCTGCTATTGCTGGCCCGTACGTGAACCTGGAGACCAACAGCGGCTTCACCGGTTCGTCCTATGACGGCAGCGTCATCGAAACCCACGTTGGTTATGCCAGCGACTTGGGCGACGCTTCCAGCTTCTACGTCCAGGCTGGGCCTGCTTTTTTGCTGCCTTCGGATGGTGATGAGACCACCGAACTGAGCGGCAAAGTCGGCATCAGCACTGATGTGACCGACCAGCTCGAGGCCTATGGCGAAGTGTCTGCCATGACCACTGGTGAAATGGACTTCGAAGAAGACCTGGACCTGGGTGTGAAGCTCGGCTTGACCTACAGCTTCTAGGTCGCCTAGAGTCAATACGCCTGCGCAGAGTCATGCCTGCGTAGGTACTCACACCAGAAGAGCGAGGCCTCGTCATCCGGGCGGTTTGACGGGGTCTTTTTTTGTCAGTTCACAGGCCAGTACTCAAGCCATTGCGCACGGATAGCCTCACGGCGTAGGCGCTCACGTTCCTGCTGCTTCTTGACCAGCTCAAGCTCACACATCGTGCGCTTCTTTTCCTCTTGCTTCATTTCGGTAGCGATAACTACCCCAGCCTAATCAAGCTCTTCCGTCAGCTCATCAAACACTGGACGCAATAACTGCCCAATCGTTACGCGCCGAATCCGCTTCTGATTACCACGCTGCACGGTCACTTTGATCACCTGAATGCCGTCTTCATCAAAATGCTCGGTGTGATATTCAACGTCGTCACAATCCAAACAAGTGTTCGGCAGGCCATCAGGTAATTCGCTCATGAGCCTTCAATAGCTGCAGCTGCTTGGCGATTTATAGCATCTCTCAAGTAACGCTCTTTGCCATACGCCACGTGCATGCTGTCGCAATAGCAGCAAGCAGTAATGCCGTTTTCAGTCAGACAAACCTTATAACCACCAGCCGGCTGCTCTTCCATGGTCAAGCTCATTTAACGATTCCAGTCAGTTCACAAGCAAAGCGTAGGGCGTTGAGCATGGTCTGCAGCTGACCTTTCTTTTCAGCCATTTCATAGATCTTGCCGGTCTTGGCTAGCACCTCAGCAAGGAAGACAGGACGGCTCAATTGAGCGTCTTCAACGATCAAAGCACGAGCACGTTCGATGTACTCATCGGCCTGTCTTTCCTTGACGCCAAGGTTCTCTGCGCAGTATTGCAGGATGCCTTGCCGGGAGTAACCCTTCGTAATAAGCCCGTATACCGTTTGCACGGCTAGAGTAACTTCGGCGTTAGTCTTTTTACGGGCCACCAGCGCTATCGGTATACGTTTTTATTGTATGCGAATCATGGGAGCGAAAGATTAGAGCGAACGTGGCTTGGCATTTCTGACTTGCTTTCTTGAGTGTGATATACAGTCAAAGCGCTAAAGCCGCCAAGTGTGTCAATGGTGGCAAGTCCAGCAGGCAGCATGGTCAAAAACGCCGCAGTTGATGTGTAAGCGATCATAAGGCTTCGCTTTTTAGAGTTTTCAGTTTTCACGATGCTGAGGCCAGCAATATTGAATAACGCAATTAACTGACAAAACAGAATGATTGTGATGTTTGGAATCATTAGACGTAGCTACCTCCTAGCTGTTTGTTGAGTTCGGTTTTCCAGCGATCAAGCTGAAATTCAGCGTCTTCTAAGGCTTTTTCATTGCCGTGTTTATTGGCTGTGAAGTAGCGGACGCGCATGGTTTCCCATTTGACGGCCATGAAAGGATCGGCATCGCGATTGCGGTTGATGGTCATTCGTGATCGTGATCAGAGTGGTCGTCGTCGTCATCAAATTGATCGGCTGTGTATGGCTCAGCGATCACCTCTTCGTAGGTTTGCCCGTCATCAAAGATGATTTCAGGTTCAGCTTCGGGTTTGCTGCCGCAGGCAGCCATGAGCATGCCCGTGATGAGCGCTGTAAGTGTGAGCAGAAATAGTTTCATTTGTCAGGTTGTGTGAGTTCAGGCCAGAGCCAGATAAGAAGGCCGCCAATACAGATGACGGCCGTGATTGCAAGGAACAGCACTAATCGATTGCAGAAACGATTGCGGGGGTCACGTCCAGCTGAATGGACTCAACTTCAAGGTCAGAAGCTTTCTTGAGGTCGCAGGCTTCCTCGGTGTTGAACTCACTGACAGCAACGCGGATGCTGCCTTCACCGTTAACGAGAGTGCCTTCAACCCATTCGCGACCATGGTCAAAGGTGACGTAACCACCAACCACACCGGTCAGCTTGTCAACAGTTTCAACCTCATAGGTGACAACGCCAGAGACTGAGCAATTGCGGTTGAAATTGGTGCTGGGTGTGTGGGACCAGTCTTCAACGCTGGTGGTTTTACCGAGTTCAAACTCAGTGACGCCTGCTGTCTTGGGTGCGTTTACAGCAGCGGTGACGGAAGTGATTGCAGCAACACCAGCGAAAGCGCCAGCGATAGCAGCGATGATTTCAGAGCGTGTGATGTTCATGGGTCGATAGTTTCAGATACAGGGATTGATTCCTCGTCAAATGCGAGGACAGCGGTTTCGCGACATTCGGACTGGATGGCATTGCCAATTTCCAGGGAAAGAATTTCCATATCGGCGTCATCACGGATTGCCTGATCGTTGTAATCAGTGGCGTGTGATGCGGTGGCAAAGATGATCGAGGCCGTGAAAGATTTGCCTTCCTTCATGGCGTAACAAGCGGTTTTGGCTAGTTCTGTTGCCCAGCCAGCGTCGTAGTCACCCTGAGGCGCAGTAGTTACCTCTTCAGGTGTGTCTTCTTCCCAAGGCACGTCCAACCAATCAGTGTCGTCATTGGCATCGACTGGAAGAGCGATTCTGAGCAGGATGAAGATCGGCAAGAAGGCCCAGTAATTGCGCTTTCTGATGAACTTCATACGCAGTGACTCCTAACAAGCTCTGCGTAGCCAGAAGGGTCTGTGTCGTAGTGATTAGCTACAGCACGTGCTTCGGCTTCTGCCCGGTGCTGAGAGACCGGATAGAACTTGCGAATTTCGCGTCGGTCAGATGCGGTGAGATTCCTTTTGATCTCAGCATCAGAAAAGACAGGGCGATGCGTGCAGCGATCTTGTACCGCGTGCCAGCCTTCGTGCATCAAGGTGTTGAGGATGCCTGAACGCTGAACACGATTGTTTTGACAGATCGTGATGGTGTTGGCGCTAGGGCGGAAATAGCCCTGAATCACCCCGCCATTATTTTTCGGGGCACAGCTGCCACCGTTGCGCGTCCAAGACACAGGAGTGCCAACAGACTCCTCAATGACGTCTTCCGTGAAAGACAGGTCAGTAGTCATGTACGCATGCGCAGGCGTAGCGCATAAGGCCACAGCGGCCAGTAAAGAGCGTTTCAACATCAGAAGCGGAACGGGCGATCACTGAACTCGCCGCTGCTCAAGCCACCGCCACGGATGGGCTGATAGTGCTCACGACCACCACCACCGAATGCAGGCGGGTAAGCAGCACCTTCGCCGTAATCAGAAGACGGTTCGGTGAAAGCCATCGAGTAATCAACGCCGTCATTACCAACGCCAAATTCAAGGCGCAGATCGTTGTCTGAGTCACGCCACCATGTGCCTTCCACGCGTCCGGTGACGTTGCCGCGGCGATCAAGGAAGGTGTACTCAGCACTGTCGTCTTCCCAAAGCACGGCTTCCAAGATGTGGGTGCTGGTGGAATCACGGATCACCCAGGTGTTGAGATAACCGCTGGTTGTGCGGTCGCTGGGTTCGGTGCGTCGTGTGACGTCGCAGTTTTGTGGGCTGACGTCGTACTGATTGGTCTCGTCAAAAAACCAGCAATCAGTGGGTGCGGCTTGAGCCGGTTGCGCGCTTCCTATCAAGCAGGCCGAGGCTGCTGCGCACCCGAGAAGGGTCTTAAGCATTTTCTAATTCGCCTGTTGAACAGAATTTCAGGCCCAGAGAACCTATGCCGTGCGCAGGCGTATGGCAAGAGCAAACGTGTGACCAGATATTTCTGACCAATATCAGCAATTGGTATCACCGTGGACATTGCGCCCAGGCAAGCGCATGGTTCTATCTGCTCTGCATTTGCTCCCGAATTACTCCGTTGACCGAACCAATTCCAGTGCGATTCGAGAGCACGCTTTACGAGCACCTCAAGGCTGCCAAGCCGACTTTCCTGTCTACGACTGATTTCATTCAGTGCATGGCCGCGCAAGGGCTAAGTGGTCTTGACAGCGGCATTACGCTGATAAAACCGAGCGCCCCGCAAGCGGGTCCCCGCCCCTACGGGGCCGAGTGTTTTATCTCTAATAAAGAAGTAATAGAAGAAAAAGAAATAAAGACAAGAAAAAAAGCGCCAAAAGATCGGTTTAGTTCAAAGCTGCTTAACTACGCCGACATTCCTGACGAGCTACAAGACTGCGCTGATCAGATCGTTGAGTTTTGGAGCGTAAAAAAAGGCACACGCTCTGAACGTGCCGCAAAGCTTCTTTTTGACAAGCTGCTGGCCATGAGCCCTAGCGACCGGATCAAGGCCCTAGATGCGGCGTACAACGCGCAGTGGGCGTCTGTTTTCCCGCCCAAACCTGATGCGCCTACGCAGGGCCGGCACAATCACCAAGCAGCCCCTGAGTTCGTTCACCCAGCCCACCGCGTGTTTTCAAACGGTCAGTTTGACGACGAGAAGGACTGGCCCGAATCTCAGACCGGCGGCAAAGGCGTTCTGGACATTTGACGATGCAACAGCTTTATGGCGAGATGCTGCTAATCCTGCGGCGTGGTGTTGAAAACGGATGGTGGACCGTCGAAGACCTCAATACGCCACCACCTGGGTGGACTTACACCGCAATCCCGCACCGTGACCCCCACATGCGTGCACCTGCCAAACCATGGACAAATCCGCTTACTGGCGAAGTCTTTGATGCGCCTACGCAGACTGGAGACCAGCCGTATCGGTTCTAATGCTGTGTCCTCATTGCGGTTCTCACAACACCCGAATCTCAATGACGAGCATCACACCAGAATCAACGGTTACCCGAGTTCGTAGCTGCCAAGGCTGCGGCAAACACTGGACCACGATTGAGTTCCCGGTGCCCAGCAAGCTCACGGAGTTCTCCTTCAAGGCAACAGAGAAGAAGCCGATGCTGATCCGTCAGTTCGCCTGGTGGATTCAGGAACAGGTCAGACGGTTTGATGAAGGCGCTGCGTAGGCGTAATTTTTAGCGTATACTGCTGCGGCAACTGCTCATTAATGGAAAAACTAAAACCCCTGCCAATCGAGTTTGACGAAGCAACTCACACATACAGATGGCTGCCTGATGGGAGCGTGATGCCTTACAGCGTTACAAAAATCTGCTCTTGGGACGCCAGCGCCGACAAACTCGCAAACATTGCGGCGACCAAAGATCAATGGGAACGCCGAGGAAATGCATGCCACGGTGCATTAGAGGCCCTGCTGACTGGCAACCCTTTCAAGCAAGACGACTTAGACGAATTCGACGAATGGATCAGTCCGCTTTTAGAGCATCCTTTCTTTCGGGACTTTGAGCCCATTGCGGTTGAGCACCGGCTGATCGACTTGAAGCGAGGGATCGGCGGATCTTTGGACGCACTGGGGATTTACAAGGGCAAAACAATCCTCCTTGATCTCAAGTCGCAAAAGGCAAATGGCAAGCCTTACAGCACCGACAGGCAGCTTGGCGGATATTTGCAGATGCTCCTAGACAATTACAGAAAGCTCTGGATTGATGAATGCCGCACGGTGTGGGCACGACCAGGCAAAACAACGGTCGGTAAGGCACAAGACCCCACACGTTGCTCAATCGCCTTTTGCGACGCTTACGCGGATTTCATGCATTTCAAAGGATCCGAGTTCTGATGGTTGACCTTTGCGCCATCGCTAGCGTCGTATTGAGTGGCTGGCGGTTTGATGCCATGGAGCCCAACAAGGCAAAAGGGTTAAGCAGACGCTCTCAGTTCCTTTTGTGGCTACTGCAGCACCAGCCCGAGATCATCACTGTCGAAATTGAATACGAAGCAGATGACGAAAATGGTGACGAATTACTAGATCTCAGCGAAGACGCAGAACTTGCCGAAGCGCTCCTTAAAGACCTCCTTGCCACCGAAAATGATGCCGAACTCGAAGCAAACCGCGATTTCCTCGAAGCTGCGTTCAACAAGCCGTCAGGTGACAACGAAGCAGACGGAGAATCAACGGACGGTGATCGAGCAGCTTGAGTGGCTGCGGTCGATTAAGGCCAACAAGAAGTCCCTGGAGAAGCAAGAGAAAGAAGCTATTGCTGAGCTTGAGCAGATGTATGCGTCTGGCTTAATGGATGACTCTCGCGACTGTGGTGAAGATCGCTGGGAGATAACTGGGATGACAATGCAGCGTATTCGCAAGATGGGCTCATGGATACATAGCCCTGAAGCAAAGCTTAAAATTGATGCAATTCAGGCGGAAGACATTGAAAACGGTCACGCCAAACGAAAAGCACCAACCGAATATTTCTCTTGCAAGCTCACAGATAATTGAATTTTGGGTTGATGGCATTCCCCGTCCGCAGGGTTCAAAAAGGTACGTAGGCAATGGCCGCATGGTGGAAGCGTCACCACATGTCAAAGGCTGGCGAGACGTGGTCAGTACGGTTGCGTTTCAGTCGATGTCCGGTGACCCCATCAGCACCCCGGTCGGCGTTGCAGTTCACTTTTTATTT